GCTGCAGTGGTAATACTCGAAAAGTCCGGACTTGCGGGAGCGCACGCTCATGCCGTTCATCAGGGAGCCGCAGCGCGGGCAGTGCAACAAGCCGCTGAGCACAAAGGTACTGTTTTCACGGCGGGGATGGCGGTCATTAGTCCTCCTGTGCAGGGGAGAATGCCCGGCTGAATTGGCCTGGTTCAATTCCTGCACGATATCCCAGATCTCGCGGGTGACCATGGGCGTGGTGTAGTCTTTGATGACTAAATCCCCATAATGCAGCTCGCCGAGGTAGAGGGGGTTGGTGTAGAAGCTCGTGTAAGAGCTTGTGCTGGAAAAAAGATGCAATTCCTTGTGAATTTGGCGGATAGAAATGCCACGGGCGCGCATGGTCCAGGCTTGCAGGCAGAGATCCCACTTTTCAGGATCCGGGGACCAGCGGCAGGCGGTGTGTGGGGATCCATCGCGGCGGGAACCGATGGCCACCGGTTCCCGCATGAATCCGCGGGGAGGGGTGCCGGGCAGGGCGCCGTAAGTGGTTACCAGGTGATGAAGACCGCGTTTGACATCCATCGAAAGATCCTCCAGGAACTTGTTGTTCATCCAGTCAATGAGGGCTTCGTAAATGCGGCCGTCGGTGGTGTCTGGGATGTTATCCTGGATGGAGTGGACGGTATAGCCGCGGCGGCGCAGATCTGCCCTGTAGAATTGGGCATCGTCGATATCGCGCGAGAAGCGGGAAAACTTCCAGAGGATGACGCCTGCATCATGGCAGTCTGGGTTGTGGAAATGATCAATGAGCTTGCGAAATTGGTCACGACCGATCGTGGAGGATCCGGGGGTGGCGACATCGGCAAAGATGGTGGTGAGTACCAGATTATTTTGGATGCACCAGTCCTGGATGAAGACCTGCTGCTGGGCAACGGAGAGATCCTGATCCTCGCCACCAGAATCGCGCAGGTAAGCCACCACGCGGGAGTTGAGGGGGAAGGGTGCTTCAGACATTAGGGTTTGTATTCACAGGCATACCCGTCGCCATCGGCATCAAGCCCGGCCCAGTTGGATGACGTGGATCCACCGCATTGAGTGAAGCAAAATTGAGCATCGGCCGGGCGCGCAAAATCAGGGCAGTTGTAATCGATTGAGCAGTTACACTCCGGGGTTGGGGAGGGCGTGGGGGATTCAAAAATGGTGGGGGTCAATGAGGGCATGGAGGTGGCTGTTGGCGGCTTCGTCTCGGTTATTGTCGGGATGTATGCCTGGGCAGTGGCAAGAGCCTTTGCGGTGGCGGTGGCTTTATATTCCGGGGTAGACATTCCAATGAGACTGATGAGGCAGCAAAGCACAAGTGGAACGCCTATAACGAGGGAGATGATCACTTTTTTCCTGGTTGACAGGGGTTGTTTGACCTTTGGGGTTTGTGCCTGTTGAAATGCGGATGTAGATTCCATTGAATTTCCTCCCGGTGTGCTTTTTCCTGATTGGCTGACAAACGATATCCCGGTGCCAGGGATCGAGGCGGTTGTGCGCTTTCCGGATGGTCCGGATGAGACGTGAAAACCCTTGAAGCCTAAACTGGTTCCAACGCCTTTTTTGGAGAGGTTGAGGCGCATTCCGGGAAAAAGCTTGACCGACTTACGAAATCGAAAGCCCATAATACCCACCTTTTATTAAGTTGCTTTTATAGAAATAGTGTTCTATAATTACACTTGCCAATTGTCACTAACCCGGAATGGAGCTTCGATGGGGAAAAGAATTTATATCAATCCTGTGGATCACTCTTCAGTTGAACTGAGGATATACCCGTACTTTTTCATAATTTCATCCAGGATGGCGCCGGTATCCGGCGGATCTGCGTTGCCGGAGGCGGTGTATTCTGCCAGGGTTTCGCGCACTTCGCGTGAAATGGATCTGAGCGGCTCAGGCAAACGGTCAAGACCGTTATCAGGAACGGGTATTTCCAAAACTTCGTAGACTTTTATACCAAGCCGCTTAACAAACTTGTTAATAACCGTCAACCCGCTCGGGATTTTCCCTCCCTTTTTCATATATTGAGATAGCTGTCCCTGGGGAAGACCAAACCATTCAGCAAAATCGCTGATGGTCTTTCTTGATTCACCACGAAAAGCGTAATATTCGTGGTTGATATATTCGTACCAATCCAATCCGATCTGTTCTTTTGTTTTAGTCATTCTCTTCCCATTATAGCGAATATAAAACTAATTATGTATAAACACTTGACTTTTCATAACAATGGTATATAATAAACAAAGGTTATTAAATAAAGATAAGGTATGGAGGCAAGATGCGCGGAACAAAAACAGTACAAAAAACATGGGCTTTCTCACCGCAGATCATTTCTGAGCTTGAGGTAATTCGCGCCAAGGAAATGCGGTCACAGCAAAACATGGTCGAGGTGCTCATCCACGATCGCTTTGTGAAGATTCAGACCGAGGACGTTGAGAAAGTTGAAGCTCAGGGATCGTGATTGTGGATCAGGCAATTTGTTTTCATGGAATCAGAGTAGCACGCCAACCCGAGGCGTGCACATCCGGCGCAATCCGGGTGGAATCAGGACGCATCGGGGAGTAATCAGGACGATTCCGGGTCGGATCCGGATCAGTAGCAGCCCTTGCTCATTCGGCACAAGCATGCCGATATCGCAGGGTGCGAAAAAGCAGCGCGTCCACAGGACTCACAAAGGACGTTCGGAGGAGAAAAGAGATGACAGATCCAAGATTATGGCCAAACGTGTGTAAGAACGTTCGCGATGACGCTGCAGAGGTTGTGAGAGTTGACATCGGAAAACTTGAAAGAATAACGATGAACGTTGTCAATGACGAAGAAGGAATTGAAACCATCGCCGCAGAGGTCATCCATGATTTGCACCTGGTGCTGCGATCGCTTGAAAAAGTAAATGCAGCAACAGACCCGATTGGTGAACTTGGCATAAAAGTTCACCAAATGAAACATACATTCCAGGGAGCATGAAATGCCAAAAGACTATCAAGGCGACAAGGTGCTGGAATTGAACAAACAGGTTATCAAACTTACGGAAGATGTCAAGGTTCGCGGTGGTCTACTTGCACAAATGGCAAGCGAAACGGGAAACGAAATTGTCCGTCTCCGCTCCCGCATACACGAGCTCGAAACATCCACTTATTGTGCCTATTGCGGAGAAAAATACCCGCTTGATGATAAAGCGGCAAGTGCTGTAAGTGAACACATAAAAACCTGCAAAAAACACCCAATGAGAAAACTTGAAGAGGAATGGGACGCCAAAGCCACGTCGTATCGAGTGGAGCTAGACGCATTGCTCTTCAAAAATGCCGAGCTGCGGAAAGCGCTGAGCAAGAGAGGGGTTGAAATGAATGACCATTTGATCGTGACAATACCAAACGGAAATCAATATCACATCGATCTAATCCACCAGATCGAACAGGCAATTGCTAAGGCTCTTGTTCCTTCTGGATTTGCACACACGGGAACGAGCCATGGTGATGAAGTGGTAATTAAATATTACCAGTTTGGCAGATGTCCATCAGTAGAGGAGGCGAAATGAACATGATCGTGGCACAAAAGACCTATATTCACGCAGTCAAAAATCATCATTGGCGGAACGCGCGGCGCATTGTCAGAATGGTACTCCATTCAATGACGCGCCGTGTTTCGTAACATCTTTTGAGCAACGCAGCGGATTTCCCTAGTACGATCCGCTGATTAGCCTCCGGACGGGGTTGGTCCCTCCCATATCCCGTCCGGATCCGAGGGGAATAATGAGGGAGAAAGGAGAAAACTATGTTGAAAAAATTAGTAGCACAAGAAGTGGTTTGTGAGAACCGAACTTCTTATGTCGCCGAGATAGGTCACAAATACACTGTCTTCATGGATCCTGTGACAGGAAAATTCTACCGACCGGTGGATGGTTTTACAGTCACTGGAAATAATCTCGAAGACAGATTCATCGAAGACGAGCAGTTGACCATTTCCACCATCGAGGATTGCATTGACAAGACATTTGAAGAAGTCATAAAGGAAGTTATGAAATGGTTGGCAACTAATCACCATCCTCATACAGCCATTATTGTCACATCCACTGCCGCTGAGTTGGTTGAAGGCATTGAAAGTGTCAACACTACTGAATTCCTTACTGATTAAGACTAATTTCCCTGCAAGGCAGGGCGCCTTTTCAAGGTGATCACCAATCGTAAAAAGTTGAAAAAGAGGACAAAATGTTACAAACTTTTGAATCACAACCCACAGTCTCTACCCTAGAGAACCAATTCAGCACCTGGCTGGCCAACCACGGAAAACGCGGCCATGGGCACAGCCAGAATTCCATTGACGCATATCTTTCGGACGTGCGCGGATTTAGCCGCTGGTTCGAGCCACACGCCGGGCAATCCTTCTCCGCGGATCTGATCATCTCGAAGGACCTGCACGATTATTTCACTTTTTCCACCGAAGAAGAACGGGTATCCGCTGCCACCTGGAACCGCCGCCGCATCAGCCTGGCGTTATTCTGCCAATTCACGCTGGAAAACGGCATGGCGGCCTACAACGTCTTCCAGGGCGTTCCCGTGATGGAAAAGCAGAAGTGCGCGCCCAAATCCCTCAACAAATCGGATTATCTCAAGCTCCTGCGCAGGGTCGAGCAGGCGGCGAATACCGCCCGCAGTGATCACCAGCGTTTTTTGGCCATCCGCAACCGGGCGATGATCTCGCTGATGGTGTATGCGGGTCTGCGTGTGGGTGAACTTTGCGCGCTGCGAGCTGATGACCTGCTACTGAGTGACCGCAAAGGCGAAGTGAAGATCCGCGATGGCAAGGGCAATAAATCCGGGGATGTCCCCCTGGGGCGTGAGGCGAGGATCGCTTTGGTGGACTGGTTGAAGGTTTCCAGCGGCGAGATGGTATTTGGCGGCATCACAGAGCGCCAGGTACAGCGCGTGGTGGCTGAGATCGGCGGTATGGCCGGAATCGAGATCCATCCGCACATGCTGAGGCACACGTTCGTTTACAACATCCTGCAGCAGACCGGTAATTTGGTCATTGCGCAGCAGCTGGCGCGTCACAGCAAGATCGAACAGACCGCCAGGTATGCCATGCCCCACCAGGAAGACCTGGAACGGGCAGTGGAAAACATTTAGGAGTAAATGGTGATCGCTCCCTGGTATGCAATGGCTTACGCAAAACTAGATCGAATTGCATGGCGCTGTGGTTATGCCCTTGCCCTTCATGGGTCAATGTCGCGCGACCTGGATTTAGTTGCCATTCCTTGGACAGAGGATGCAGAAAGCCCGGAAAAACTGGTGGAAGCAATTCGCAGGTTTGTCGTTGAAAAAGCAGAGGTAAACCTGAAAATTGCACCACCCAAGATAATGCCTCATGGAAGGATATCTTACATCATACCCGTGGGGTTTGGTGGGAATTTTTATTTAGACCTTTCAGTAATGCCAAGGAGAAAACATGAAGAATAAAAATAAACAGGAATCGCTAAGGCTCTATATTCCACATTGGCCCTGCATGTATAGAAAAGATCTTCCTAAATATTGCTCGGTTTGCGGAAAACCCGTAATTGCGATTCCTAACGAGTTTATTTCCTTCAATACGGAGACTGGCGAACCAATGTACCGCGAAGCGGTCGCATGCAGCGAGGGGGGTAAGGAACATTTGCACATCACCTCTCTGGTTGGCGGATTCCGCGATTCGGAGAGTTGGTTGAGTAAATTCATCAATTGGTTGTTCTCTTAATTATTCACATTACCGTCATGGAGGTATTTATGGGTAGACGAACGTTACCAGGCACCATACAGATCCGCGTCATCGCTGATCAGGACAAAACAGAGGCATTCTCCGAGAAGCTGACCGCTTTCCTCGAAGGGGAGGGGTTGGAAGTGATCGAATGCACCTCCGATTTTGTCGACAGGTTCGATGAGGAGCGCCGCAAGTTCCACGTTGTGGCCATCCTCAGGGAGGGTAAAGCATGAGCGATCAACCTCCGGATGCAAAAGCAGTAACGCCGGATCCTGATGTGGAACCGGTTGAAGAAGAAGTAAAGCCAAAGCTGTATTACGTGCCGAACCGCCATGATCGCAGGAAGGCGGCGGCAATCCAAAGGAAAGAAGAAAGAGAAAAGAGGAAAAATGGACAGGGATGAATCAAGAATCTTAAGCATGATCAAGGAAGGTCAGCGCATCCTGGCTACGGAAGCAATGGAAAAACAAGCCAGGGTTGACATGAAAAGGTTCAAGGCCGAGCGACAGTGGAAAGGGCTTTATAACGCGGCCAAGTGCGCCCTTCCTGTTGAGATTGCCAAGTATCTCATCGCTCCGGCCGGGGTCTCGGATGGGAATGAGTATTTCCCTGGCAGCGTGTCCAATTACTACCAATGGCAGATCAAGATCAAGTCGATGGTCCCGATAACGGTTCACTTTGGGGACGATGGTTTGCCGAATGAGTTCATAGTTCCCTATGCGGAACCGGTCTTTGTTGGCATGAGCAAAGAAACTGATCGAAGCTTCACAGGGGATCATGCCCTGGAGCGTGCGCTCGCCTTTGCTGTTGAACAAACCATCGCACTTGGGAAGATAGAAGCTGAGCATGAGCGCATGCAGAAAGAGTATGAAGAGCGGGAAGCCATGGCGGCCAAGGAACCTCAGTATGAGCCGGTTGATGGCTCTGAGCCACTGCCTGACCTGGTACTGGTCAATGGCGTGCGCCACATTGTCCAGGAAGAATTGAAGAAAGCCGGAGTCCTTTCGTAGTCCATGGCCAACGGTAATCACCTGGTGGTTGAGTATGTCGACATGACGCCTGCCAAGCGTAAGCTGTGGCTGCATGGGTTGGTAGCTCTGTACGCGTATGCCGAGAGCATCGATGTGGATCAACTCAACCATCAGCGGGGCGCCGGGGTACACGGGTACGAGGGTCAATGCCAAGATACCCATGTCCACGCGCGCGCGGTCAGTGAGATAAGCAGTAGTAATAAAAATCTCTAAGTTCCCAAATTCATCTTCTTTTCTAGGGTTTGGGTGGGTGATCAAAAAGTATGGGCTGGGTCGACCAAGTAAATGTCGCATAACAACAGATTATGCGACACAAACAGCCAGGATCAAGGCGATTTGAGCGGGTATTTGGGCAATTATCACAGCAAATTCATGTCGCATAACACGCAGGACCGCAGGGGTATACCCGAAAATGGAGCACAGAAACCCTTTTTTGCAGACACCCGCACCCCCTGCAACAAATTTTGTGAGCAATTTCAAATAGGTTAGCCCGGAGGTAACACATTGACGCTAAGCATAAAAGATTTAATTGATCAAGTAAAACAGGTGAACAGAATTGAGGATGTGATCGCTGATCCTAAGTTTGGCGGGTATACGATTATTGGGCACGGAAGAAACGTTATGACCAGTGAACAACATGGGCTGAAGATCGATATCCATAATCAACGGTACTGGTGGTTTTCTAATGGCGACGAGCACGGGGATGTTATTAACTGGGTCATGAAGCGCATGGGTTGTGACTTCGCTTCTGCGATGGAGTTTTTATGCACAAGAGCCGGGTTGCCCGCCCCGAATTGGAAAAATGAGGATCCTGCGGTCCGTTATGCTGCGAGGGAACGGGAAGATGTCCTTGAAGTGGCCTGTGATGTATTTCACAAACTATTATTGGCGGATCCTACTGCTATGGACTATTGCCGTCGAGTGCGCGGGTGGACTGATGAAACCATTGTCAGAAATAGAATTGGGTACACGGGGGCGCGCGAAAACACGGAAAAATTACGCAAAGAGATCCAGGGCGCGATGGGTAAACTTGGAATCGATTCGCGGTCCCCTGCTGCTGTGTCTGTGCTGGGATTGTCCAAGGATGTTCCGCAATGGATCAGGGACCATAACCTACAAGAAAACCCGGATCACCAAAAGACACTCGATGGATGGATCGAGAAAGGCTACATCCACGGAGTGGTGGGATGGAATCGAATTGTATATCCATTCCTTGAAGGTGCTCGAACAGTCTATTTCAACTTACGGGGGATCGTTGAAGATAATTTGCCCGCAAAATATAACCCACCATCCGTGCTGGTAGGTGAAAAGCGAATCTTCCTAAATTCTAAATGGTCACCTGAAGAAGATATTTGTGTAGTGGTTGAAGGCCCGGCTGATGCTATCACGCTGGACCAATGGGATATACCTGGATCCGCCTTAAATGGGGTTGCAGCCAATGATCAATTATTAAGAAAAATTGGTGCAGCAAAACAAGGGCGTGAAAATGTGTTTTTCCTTGGGCTGGATGCTGATAAAGCTGGGTCGCTGACATTTGACCTGGACAAAACGAGCCGGTTCGACCTGGCACAAGATGCTCCTGGAACATTAAATGCGCTAAAAGTTGCCAAACTGCTGGGTCCAATGACGCGTATTGTCAGGTGGCGCGGGGTGGCTGGAATCACCTCCATGAAGGATGCGGACGGGAACGATCGCGATATTAAGGATGCAAACGATCTTTTACGAGCGGCCAACCAAAAAGAGATCTCTCCGGAAGTTCTTCTCAAAGAAGTGAATGTAAATTTGAATACCAGTCCGACCTTTGTTGAGGAGATCTCAAAATGGGCTGGAAAACAAGAAGGCGCGGGCAGGGATGAAGCCATCCGCCAGGCATTGAATACGATAGCGGTTATGAAAGAGGTTGAACGGGCGCAATACCAGAAAACATTGGCAAAGTATCTCCAGTTGGATCAACGGGAGCTCACCCGGATGGTGAAAACCATTCTGGACCAGGCCAAGAAAAAAGACAACGAAGGCGACGTCGTGCAATTCACCCTCGGGGGACTAATCGGTGGATATCTCCTGGAATATCTCTATGATCGACCAAAACATCAGTCAAAATTAGCCTGGCGAGATCTCAGCGGGAAGGTCCACGGCGGGGATTCGGTCACAATCGATGGAATCAAATATAGGCCGTATCCTCCGGAAGAAACATTCAGAGAGCGGGGTATTTTTTTCCCAAGCGAAGTCGGGGATCTGAAAACGGCTGGAGAGCTGGCCGGGTATATCGAAAACTATATCAACAGTGTTTATATCCTCTCAAATGAGCTGATGGGTAAAATCATCAGCTATTGGGTGTTAGTGACCTGGCTTTATGACTGTTTTAACGCATTGCCTTACTTAAGAGCCATGGGAGCTTCCGGAGCTGGTAAATCTGAATTGCTTTACCGGGTTGGACTGGTGTCTTACCGTATGCTGATGGCTGGTGGTGCCGATACGGTATCCACCTTGTTTAGAAGCGTAGATCTGTTTCATCCAACGGTTCTTTTTGACGAGGGGGATATTGAAAAAAGCGACGCATCGAATGAAATTGTCAAGTTCCTGAATTTTGGCTCCATGAAGGGGCATCCCATCTGGAGATCTGAAGAAGTGATCGACGAGAACGGGAAAAAGACATACAAAAGCCGGATGTACCCGACGTACTGCCCGAAGATGATCGGCATGAGGAAAGATTTCAAGGATGACGCCGTTGGGAACAGGGCTATCACCTTCAAAATTCAAGAGAGGGGAATGCGAGAATTGATCGCGCGTAATATCGACCTGGAAGTCACCGAAGAAACACATCAACGGGCGTTGAACATCAGGAACATGATGGTGCATTGGCGCCTGCATCATTGGCAGCCGGAGATCAGGATCGACAAGAGTTATTACGAGCTGGATATTTCTGCCAGGTTGAACCAAATTACCGGCGCATTGATGATGGTTGCTCAGGATGATGAATCACTGCGGAGTGAAATCAAAGGATTCATGCGTGAATATTATCTCGAGATGGCGCAGACCAGGAATCAAACCATTATTGCCAGGATCATCGAAGCCATTCTGAAAATATACCAATACCCTGATCTAAATAAACGGATGGTAAAGAAAGATTCAGACGGAAAAGAAAAGATATTAGTTGGGGACGCTACAAAAATTGCGAATGAAATTATCGATTCCATGTACTCAGTGGATGAAGATAAACCAACAACAGACGAGGATCAAAAACCGGACAGAAACCATCTGTACCCTCATAAAATTGGCCGGATCATACGGGAAGATATGCAAATGAAATCAGCAAAACGGTCTCACGATGGCATCGCGTTCTATTACGACCAAGACCGCATTTTCGAGCTTGCGCGGCAATATGGCATTGACCCGGTTGATTTTGGGCCGCTGCCCGGCAAACCAAAGGATATGCAGCTGGAGATCCCGCAGTGAATTCCGATTTCAGTGTACTTCAGTGTACTTTGTGTACTTACTCCGGGGCTGCTACTTTGTTTTGCAGTTTTAAAAATCGGGAGAAATGCAATGCAAAGATTGTTCACCAACCTATGTTCACAATGTACACCAAAGTACACCGGGTGTTTTTTGCCAATTTTGGGTCCGGAAAATCATCCTTTTATAGAACAAGAATGCTAAATAACTTAATAAAAGTAGTTAAAAGTTATGTATTTATGTATATCAGTGAATTATATGATTTCCGAGGGCAATTTTTGCCCTGCAATCTCTACGGTTTTCTACTTAAAACGACTGGCCAGTGTACTTTGAAAATGGCTAAGTGCACTGAAGTTCACCAAGGGAATCAAATCTTGAATGGAGGCTTTTGATGAAAGAGGTTGGTTTCTGCTGGAGGATAAACCTAGGCAAGAGCTTTGCGGAGATACCAGTAAATCGAATTGAGAGAAACTCCAATCAAAGCCGCAAATCTTTTGATCGAACGAGTTTGGATAGCCTTTCTGAATCAATTCGAAAGTACGGTGTATTGAATCCTATCGTAGTAATTGGTCCCTATGCCAGAGAGGGCAAAGAAATTTATCATCTTGTGGATGGCGAAAGAAGGCTGCGCGCAAGTATTCTGGCAGGAATTGATATTGTCCCGGCCCACATCATACCAGCAAATGGTATAGAGGAAAAATCAAAACTGTTATTGTCTTTGATTGCGAATGTACAAAGGGAAGACCTTTCCCCTATTGACGAAGCAATCGCATATTCGAAACTTAATGCCCAGGGTTTTAGCCATCAAGAAATTGCAAACATAGCTGGTAAAGGAAGGACTGTAATTGAGAACAGATTATTCCTTTTGAAGTTCGAACCAGAGATACAAGATTTATATGCCAAACACAAACTGAACTTGGATATGCGCGTATATTATGCGCTTAAGAAATTGCCAAGTTCGGTACGTATAAAAGCAGCCAATAAACTTGCCGAAATGGGCGCTACACAGCACGATGCAGAAGTAATATGTAAAAAATTATTGCGCCGCGAAGACATTGTTAACGTTAAACCACGACTAGAAAAATTGCTTGACGAAACTCAATCCGATCCAAAAAACGCGCTTCACACAAGCCTTACTAACCTGATCAAGAACAGTGAATTGCCAGATAGTTGGATTTTTCTTTTGGATGTCGGCGAAAAAACCTGTAAGGCGTGTAATTTATACGCATCATCTAGCGCCAGTATGTGTCGCGATTGCCCTGCCGTTGATATGGCAAGGTACATCGTAAAAGAAATCCCACAAGGGAGCGAGCAATGAACATCATGGTACAAGGAGGAAAGATGACCATTATCACAGTGGCAAATCAAAAAGGCGGGGTGGGGAAGACCACTACGGCGGTGAACCTGGCACATGGGGCGGCGATCAGGGGGATGAGCGTGCTGGTGGTGGACCTGGATACGCAGGGGAATGTGGCGGATGCCCTGGGTATGGATGATGGTTCGGAGCTGTATTCCTGGTTGATCAATGGCGCATCCATCGGTAAAGTGGCTGTGCCTGCCACCGGAAGAGAACGAATGAGCGTGATCCGGTCCAATAAGACCACGGCGCAGTTGAAGGTGGCTGTTTCCGGGATGGATTTCAGGGAAATGGTCATCAGCAATGCGCTGCAGGGATATGCGTTTGACCTGGTGATCCTGGACTGCCCGCCAAGCGTGGATATTCTGCACACGGCGGCACTGGTGGCTGCGGATCTGCTGATCATTCCAACGAAGCTGGATCAATTCGCGATCAAGGGTGTGATCGAGATGCTGCGATCGCTGGATTCGGTGCAGCGGGCAACGCGGTCAAGGTGCAAGCTAGCAGGGATCATCCCGACGTTTTATGACAAGGTGACGAATGAGAGCCAGGCGCAGCTTGAGAATCTGGCTGCGACGTACGGATCATTTGTGTGGCCACCGGTGGCGCAGGATACGAACTGCAGGGTGGCAAACCGGGTCGGGAAGACGCTGTGGGAGCTGGAAGGGCATCCGCGGGCGCTGGTGGGGTATGCGGAGTGTTTGGAAAAGCTTTTGAAAATCATATAAGTGCTGAGAATTGAGAATCTAATGAACAAAAACAATGAAGGTTTTTTGGATGGAAGTCTCGATCCGGCAGTGCAGGCAGCGCTGGGGAGCGGGAGCAAGCGGCAGGGAGAGAGATCTCTTCCTCGCGAGGAACGCAAGCGGCGTCTGCGCGAAAAGGCGAAGGGTGAAGCTCGCAAAGGGCAGCGCGCTCTGTATGACCTCCCGGAAGAGATGATCGAGGAGGTCAAGAAAGTGGCGGCGGAGTATGGTACCTCGGCAAGCCAGATTGCGAAGCTGGCCATCTGGATGTTTCTTCAGGCAGAAAAGAACGGCTATCAAATTGATGTCCGGAGGTACCGGGTGCCTGCAGGAAAGAATCCGAAATTCGAGTATGTGATCGAGTTGCCGGAATAATGAAAATCCCGCGTGTGTGGATACCCTCGGGTGGCGGTGTGTGTTTTGCGGGGATACCTGCGCAAAGTGACACGGGGATACCGTCAATGAAAACACGGGGATACCGTAAGGGGCAACAGAATGACTAATAAGGCAGGTCGTTGGATGATAACCATAAAGAGTACAAGGAGATGAATATGAGCCGGTCTTTTCACATGAGGGTGAATGTCGAACACCTGTTGTGTATGTCTTCTCAAGACTTCCAGCGGGATTGGAAAAATGTTTTTGAAGACGATAACGGAAGAGTCCTTACCTGCAAAGAAGCCAGGGCTGAATTACGGAAAGAATTATCAGAGGGGCACAAGGTTATTCCTCTCGGGACTTGTGACAACTTTGATTATTCCGGAAAAGGATGCTTTGGGCACGAAGATCCAACTAACACGGTTTCTGGAGGTGAATGATGAGAGGGTATTACATTATCGAAATTGCCGCTGAATTATTCATGGATTTCTTTACTACAGGGACAAAGAGAGGTTACCGGGTAAATCTTGGACTTCCAAAAGGACTCTCAATGGTGCAAGGGGCAATACCCCAAAATCCTGACGGTAGATCAGTGATTTTTTATTTTGTAAAACAGGGCGAATGGCTGGAAGAAGATATCGTAATCAAACCAGTTATCACCTGTGAGGAAGAGAAGCTAAGCGGGTTTGGAAATTTACAACGGGATCTCTTTGCATTGTTCAATCCCTATAAGCTTGTCATGAGTTCTGCACTCAAGAATAAGATCAGGCGGACCGTTCCTTTACGTACTGTCCAGAATACACAATTTCACGTTACTGACGAAACCTTGTTTGGCATACCTGTAAAAACGAATGAGGATATGTCGGATGATGAAATAGCCGTGGTTGATAATTCCGGAAAGGTTTACCGGATTGTGAACATTGGAGGTGAGTAATGGGCAAGCATACTTACTTTGTTCCGAGCTCTTTCTTCCTCACCAACTTGAAGCTGGAGGATATGCGGCCGAAAGAGAATTTCAATCCTGGGGATGTGGTGGACTGCGTTGACCGTCCGCGGCTGCACGATGGGAAGCTGATCAGGATCGATTGCGATAATCGGCTGGGGTTGGTCGAGTGGCCGGATGGAAAGACGGGCTGGTGGTATCTGAAGGATCTGGTCATTGTGGGTTGGCCAATGGTTCTAAATCAAGAGCGGGCGTACGGCCGTACGCCTATCAGTTTGTTGGAGATTGCTTCGGCAGTGAGCGCCTCGCAATGACAGAGAATCAGGAAGAGACGCTGGTTGAGAATTCGATCTCGCGGCTGGGACTGCGGACGCTGGATATCATCCGGTACGGGCGTGCGGTGAATGTATACCCGTGGTTTGAGCTGGTTCCGGGTGAAGCCAGGCAATCGGTGGTGATCTACCGCCGGTTCGAAGAGGGTTTGAACATGCACCATGAGCTGATCACCTGGAACGCCAGGGAGATGGTGGAATTTCAAGGGTGCCCCCTGAGATATGGTGTGCTGTGGTGGATCGCGCCTAAAGAACGCATGAGCGAGGCAATCGAAATGGCGGCCAGCCTGTACAAGCTGCGGACGGGTGAGTATCCGACGAGGTGCTGGGTGAGTGAGCTGCCAAAGGACGCGCCGGAGTCTTACGAGATCGAAGGGTTCTCGAATGATCCTCCCACGAAACCAGTTACGTTGAGGATGGCGGGCTGGGTTCCCGAAAGATATGTGTGCGTGGGGATCGAGCTGATCGAGGCTGAGATCGAATTCAGGGATGGCAAATATGTTTGCCGGAAAGTAGGCGTCAATGGGTGAAAGTAAGCTGCACATCAATCAGGAAATTCCTGAGGAAGATATCAAGAAATTAGCCACAACGCTTGGCGCGATCACCGTGGAAGTGACAAGTGCAATCGTGAAGGTTTCACTGTGTGCGGAAGCTCTCTTAACCGAAGTAATGGAGGTTGTCAAAAAAATCAACAAACAGCTTTATGAGGTGTACCTGGCGGAAGGCGCTCCTTTGGGTGATAGCCAGGTAGGGTTTTATCTTTGGCTTAAGGAGAAAACCGAGAAAGAGAGTGGCCAAAATGGCTGAGAACATTCAGGTATGGCGATGTTCGCAAGGGCATGGGCTGGGGATCGTGCAGCAAACAGGAAAGCATTCAAGCCGGTTGATGCTGTACAGGCATGCAATTGATACCGAAACGCAGGATCCGGCGCAAGTGGATATTATCGCGGTGATCGAGAGCGCGATCGATATCCGTTGTGATATTTGCGAGAAGATGCGTACCTGGGCACCGAACCAGGCGGCGTATGAGCGGTTGATGGCGAGGTATAAACCGGTTGAAAAGAAGTTGGAGATTGCTTCGGCAGAGAACGCTCAGACATGACAAAAGTTTTGGGTTTTCTTCACAGGTTAGAATGGCACAGCCCATATACTAATCCTCCTGATGGAAAGCAGGTGCTGGTAGAAGTGTTCGTCCCGGCAAACGTGGAAGGGTGCAGGCAATGCCCAATGGAGATAGAGGAGGTGTGGAAGCCAGGGGATGGGTACAGTCATTCGGTACGGGCGATCACGGAGTTCCCAAGGGAAATGAGCCGGGAGGTGCTGAAGTCCATCAGGCAGAAGAGGCTGGCGCGAAGAATGGAAGAGAAGTATCCGTTATTTGCTGATCAGTTCATCCAGGACGAATTAGGCAGGAAGAAAGACTATTATGATGGGATCACGGATGCGGTCCTTGTGGATAAAAGGAATGAGGTGAAGGAAGCACACCGGCAATTATTGGAACAGTATGGGGTGAAGGAATGAGCATAGATTATGAAAAAACCTATGGAATTGAGTATGCAATATCATTGCATTTTGGCAGTAGAAATTATGTGATTGTCCCTAATGTTTCGTGGGGAATGTTCCCTTACGAATTGGATTTATGCGCACTGAATCATAGAAGCCGATACGCATCCGAGATTGAGATAAAGATATCAAGGGCTGATCTCAAAAGGGACGGACAAAAACCCCACAATCACAACTCTATAGCTATTCGCTGGCTGTGGTTTGCAATGCCAGAAAAACTGGCACGGTGTGTGGAGTTAGTACCAGAACGAGCTGGTATATTTCTTGTTTCTCAATCGGGTAAGGTCGCGATTTTCAGGAAACCAAAGCCAAATCCGCTATCAGGTAAATGGGATGATGACATGGCTTACACATTGGCAAGATTAGGAACGATAAGATTCTGGGCACATTGGCGAAATTCACTATTGAAAAGGTAGAATTAACGTGCTATAATATAAGAGCAGGTCGGAGGTTTCTTATCTGACCACCGGAAGAGACGAGCGCCTTCCTTAGGCTTTTTGCCTAAGGAGGGCGCTTTTCTGTTTTAACCACTCAACCGGAAAAACCAATTGGGGATTGCTTCGGAAGAGCGTCCTCGCAATGACAGTCAGAAAGGAGTAAGTATGAAAAGTTTCTTGAAATGGTTCGTTATTGGCCTGGTATTGCTGGTGATTGCGTTATTCGCATTACTGGCAATCAATGAACTCTTGCCGCCTGGCTGGAAAATGGACTCAGAGGTGCTGATCACTCTTTCGGCAGCCATCCTTTCGGCCATGTTCATGTTTATCCCCGGATTGCGTGCACAATTCGCGGGGCTTCCCTCTGAGCATAAACTCTATGTCAACCTTGTCCTGGTGGTTCTCCTGGCTGTGTTTATCTTCCTGGGGACCTGTACCAAATGGCTTCCTATAGAAGGCGTGGTATGCAACCAGGTTGGCTTGAAGACTTTGCTGGTCTATGTATTCCTGGCTGCAGGCGGTAACCAACTGACATATAAGGTCAGCTCGCCGCCAATGGATGTGAGACTTGCGAAGGTAAACCGCGACGCTGTGGATTGACCTCATGAATGAATCCACCGCAGCTATCGTAAAAGTGATCGCCGAAGTCCTCCTAGCGATAGGAGGACTCAGCGGTTTGATCACCGTTCTGGTAAACAGGCATAAGGCTAAGGCTGAGGCAAAGAACATTGAATCCCAGGCAAATAATCTTGATGCCAAAACGAGGCAAGAGATCCCATCTGGTGCAGCTGGCAGCCTGGTTGAATCCAGCGGCGATGTTATCGATCAGTACAAAAAACTCCTCGAGGATTATCAAACCGAAACCAATCGAAGGATTGACAATCTGCAGCAAATGCTGAGCAAGTATGCCAAGCGAATCATGTATTTGATGGGAGGCATCCAGGTATTGGTCAAACAGGTGGTGGATCTGGGACATGACCCATGCTGGAGCCCTGATGACTGGGTGCCCTGGGAAGAAGCAAAAAAAAGTGACGAAAAACCAGATCCGGGAATTCTGAAAGGTTAGGAAATGGCGATCAATCCCAAAAAACTATCCGGAGAAAACCTGAGCCAACTGGCGCTTGACCTTGATCTTGAAGAGGTCGATGGCGATATTGCTATTTCTCCGGAAGAAGCCGCACGCAGGAGCGAAACGGCACGCCTGGCACTCAAAGAGCGCTTGATCAAGTATCAGACCACGCTTGAAAAAGCACGGGTCGAGTTTGATGTGCTGCGTGCAGATTTGGGCGGAAGCCGTGTTGATGTTAAGAACGTTATCGGTTGGGCGGATGAATATTACCGCCTGCAGGATTACGGCTGGCCGTGGCGGGTGGCAGCTTATATTGCGTGGGCAAGTTCCCCGAAGGCAGGACGCTATCCACGCACGCAGGAAGAGCTTTCGACCACCATTTTGGGATTGACTTCTGATCGGCAGATCTCCACGTGGAGACGCAAGAATCCGGCGATCGATGAAACGATCGGACTGATGCAGGCGGCGCCGCTGATGGATCACCGGCGGGATGCTTTTGAAGCGCTGGCTGAGAGTGCTGCAGATCCGAGTTTTCATAACGCTCAAGATCGCAAGACATTTTTTGTGATGACCACGGATTATGTGCCGCATCAGAGGGTAGATATTGAGCGCCCAAAGACCAATGCCAGGGATTATACGGCTGAGGAGCTTGACAGGGCTGCTGCAGCGCTGGACAAGAAGCTTGGGCTGAACAACGAGGAGGAGGGCGATGATGGGCACTCTTCCTTATAGGAACAAGGAATTGACTCCTGAACAAGCCAAGGAAGAACGGGATTTTCGTGAATTAGCGAAAACCCGTTACAAATATTACCGACATTATATCAATCCAAAATTTAAGGATGGCCGACACCATGCCGTCTTAGCTTTCGAACTCGAACAGATCGAGCTATACATTAGCACCGGGGGAAAACAAGGGAATGGCAGGCTGATCGTTGAATTACCACCCCAGCATGGGAAATCGACCGATATCGCGAGGATCTTCCCAAGTTGGGTGATAGGCCGGAATCCAAATACACATGTGGGTATTGTGTCTTATGGCGCGAATCTGGCGGACAAACACTCGGCTGCGGTAAGGGATTATGTGCAGAGTGAGGCTTTTCGGAACTTATTCGGCACATATTCCACTAACGACGAACCAGTGATGCTATCTGATGACTCCGCATCCAAGAGTGATTGGCAATTGAAAGCTCCATTTGAAGGTGGCTGCTTGAGTCGGGGTATCAGCGGTGGTCTATCGGGCAATCCACTGGATCTATTGATCGTTGATGATCCAACTCAAGATATCGATGAGGGTCGGTCAGAGATCCATCAGAAAAAATTGGAAAACTGGTTTGACTCTGTGGCAATTCCCCGTTTGAGCGAAGGTGGGGCGTGCATTATCGACCACACACGGTGGGATCCTAACGACCTAATCGGACAAATATTGCAAAGGATGGCGAACGAGGATCCAAATATTGACCAATGGAAGGTTATCTACCTCCCGGCGATGGCACTTGAAGAAGACCAATATCCGGAAACTGAGGAAGAGTATAAAAGGAATCTTTCTCAGGGGGTGTATCTGCCTTTGAAGTCGGAAGGGGATCCGTTGAAACGCACACCAGGCCAGGTGTTATGGCCGTGGCGTTATAGCCAGAAATATATTGAGAAAGTCAAAACGACTGTTGAGGCAAAAAGCCCTTATACGTTTGCGAGCGTCTATCAACAGTTGCCAAGACCCTTTACCGGTGGATTGTTTGACGACAAGGACATCCTTGAAATTGATCGCAACGAAGTTGATTGGAATTGGGAGTGGGTCAGTTACATCGATGTGGCGCTAGGCCGTAACAAGAGAAGTGATTTCAATGCGTCGCTGATCGAGACATTGACTCCTGACGGGGATATTGTTGGGCGTGATCTGCTGCGCGTGCGTGAATTGAATAAGTTCTTGAAGCTGTTGAAGATGAATATGCTACTGCCAGACAACAAAAAAGTTACATGGGGGATTGAAGATGTGGCTTTTCAGACCCTGGCATTCCAAAATTTTTGGAATGATCCTGAATTGGCAATGGTCAAAATGATCACTTTCCCGGTTCCGGAAGGATCGAAGATGGACCGGGCAACTAACCTGAGTCTCCGGGCGAAAGAAGGGCATTTCAAGTTGGTAAAGGGGTCAAATCATCTGGATGTAAAGAGGCAATTGATGGAATTTCCTTACAGCCAGCACGACGATATTGTGGACTCTGCGAGCGGTGGACCTTATATGATCGCGGAACTCGCAAAGAAGAAACACCTGGAGGCTAAAATCTGGTGAAATTATTCGATCAAATCAAATCCTGGGCTGCCAGCAGTGTAATCAAAGCCGGACAGGCTATTTCTTTCATCCAAGATTTTATCAAAACAAGCTGGATGGATACGGACTTCTGGACGCTGATCCGGCAGGGTTACAAGGCCAGCTCGGCGGTTTCTGCCTGCGTAAGAGCGCTGGCAATGTCATTCCCTGAACCACAACTGATTGCGTACAAGGACACCGCAGACGGGGAACAACCTGCAGGGTCGACAGATGCGCTGCAAAAGTTAATCAGGCAGCCAAACCCGGATATGGGGGAAGCCGAGTTCATGCAATTTGTAATCACGTACGCTCCCTGCGGCGGGAACGTGTACATCTGGAAGGAACGCAACCAGGCAGGTCGAGTGGTGCGCTTGTGGCCGTGGCATGACGGACAGGTCTCGATAGTGCCAGGGCATAACAGTAAAGAGGGACTGGTATCCGGTTATTTATTCGATGTTGGTGATGGACGAAAAATACCGCTGTCAAAAAAAGATGTGTTCCAGTGGAAGTGGATGATCGATCCGGAACAACCGTGGAAGGGCATCGGGGCAATCGAATTCGCGAGCCGGGATGTAACCAGCGATACAGAGTCCTCGCGGTATACGTACGCGATGTTCAAAAACAATGCCATCCCGCCATTTGCCGTCACATTACCTGATGGTGATGAACTGGATGATGCGACGGTCAAGCGCCTGCAAAAACAATGGATAAAGCGTTACGGTGGAGAAAACCGAGGAGTACCAGGTTTTATGCAGGCGGGAATGACGATCCAGAAGCTGGGCATGAATATGCAGGAGCTGGATCTATCCAATTTGAAAAACATTCCGGAGAGCCGGATCTGCGCGGCATTCGGCGTACCTGCGACAATCGCGGGGCTGTACGTGGGATTGAAGCGGAGCGATTACGGCGACGGCATGGCCAGAAAAAGCTTTACCGAGACCACCTTAGTGGCGCTGTGGCGGGCTTTCTCTTCGGAAATGACCATGGCTTTATCGGATGAATTCGGCGGGGGGTATCAGCTGCGGTTCAACCTGGACCAGGTAAAAGCGCTGGCCGAGAACGTGAACGAGATGTGGACAAGGCTGCTCAACGCAGTGGATAAGGGTGTGATCACGCGAGCGGAGTTCAAGCGTTCCGTTGGGTTGAAAGTAAAACCCGAGGATGAAGTTTATAAGACGAGCATGCTGTACTCCTGGGAAAAGCCGGGAGAGCAAGGGCAACCGCCGGTTGCCCCTACAACGGAACCCATTAAATCATTAACCACGAAAAGCACGAAAGGCACAAAAGAGGAAGAACTAAAAGAGATCAAAGCTAAAGGATCTGTGTACGGCCGGGCACTGCAGCGGATCCGCAGGTCGATGTGGCCGAACATGGCCAAGGATATGGATGCGTATTTCTCGAGCTTGTCTGACCGGGTGGTCAGCCGGGCGGGGAAATCATTGCAAGGGATGGCAGAGCGCAAAGACGACCTGCCTGGTGTGGATGATCTGCTGACTCCGAAGGATGAAGAGGATTTGGGGAAACTGCTTAAGCGGTGGTTTGTGGCAATTGCCCAGGCGAGCTGGGAAACGATGAATCTTTCTTTGGGTGTGACGGTTGATTTTGAGTTAACCGATCCGGCGGTGACGGCGATGCTCTCAAAGGCGGGCGGGGACATCAAAGACATCACGGCGACCACCCGCAGCGCTTTGCAAGAGGCTTTGAAATACGGCAATGAGAACGGATGGTCTATCCAGCAACTGGTGAAGGGCGACGAAAACCAGGCAGGACTTCAATCCATTGTGAAAGAGACTTACCAGAACCGGTCAACCACGATTGCCAGGACGGAACTGGGGAATGCGCAAAATTCAGTGGCTTCGGAAAGATACAAAGCCAACGGCGTGAAGATTGTTGGGATCCTGGATAACGGCGATGACGATGATGACGATGAGTGCAAGATCGCCAACGGCCAGGTGTGGGCCATTGAATATCTTGATTCAAATCTATTGGAACACCCGAATTGCACCAGGAGCCACTATCCCATATTTGAAGATGTAACGCCAGACAGGAGCTAAGTATGCCAAAAATTAAGGAAAATCCAGAATACGAGTCAAAGAGCATCCAGTTCAAAGTGGATGAAACCGGCAAGTTGAGCGCGTCGATCGCAACCTTTGGGGTGATCGACAAAGATTATGACATTGTTGAGCCGAGCGCGTTCAAGAACGGGCAGGAAGTGGCTGTTGTGTGGAGCCATGACTGGACGCGACCTGTTGGAAAAGGTTTCATCGAAGTCTCCCAGACTGAGGCTGTTTTCAATGGATCCTTCTTCATGGAAACCATTGACGGTCAAGAGGCTTACAAGACCGTCAAGGCGATGGGGAACCTGCAGGAATGGAGTTGGGGATTCCACACGGTCAAGGCTTCCTGGGAAGATCAGGAAGAGCGCAGGATCCGCCACTTGATCGAGACGGAAGTTTACGAAGTTTCTCCGGTGCTGAAAGGTGCCGGTATTGGAACGAGGACGCTGATGCTCAAGGGGCGACAATCCCTTGAGACTCAAGTAAAGGCTGTGGTCGAAGCTGTGGACTCGCTGGGGGAGCGCGTGCGCTCACTCAAGGGGCTGCGGAAAGAGCAAGGCCGTGAGATCAGTGAAGAACGTGTTGAGGAGATCAAGAAACTGGCAACAGATCTCCGTACTGGAGCGGACGCGCTGGAGGAATCCATTATTGATGGGGATGAATCCAAGGCTGCGGCGCAATTGGAATTCAATAAATTCATAGCATTCGAAGCGCGCCAGAACGGCGTGGGAGAGGGTAACTGAAATGCCTACTAAACTGCAAGAAAAGCAAGGTGTACTGGAACTAAAGCAAAAGGAAATGCACGAAATCTTCGTCAAATATCCAAATATGGATATGGACGCGACTGTTGCCGCCGATCTGAAAGCCCGCAACCTTGAGCTGGCTGATCTGGGCAAGGAAGTCGATGAGCTGAAATCCCTGGCAGCCATGGACGAGAAAAACCGCCGCGAGATCGAATCCGGCGAACAAGTCAAAGGCATGGACTGGCAACGGAGCAAGGACGGGAAACTTTCTAGTGAGCAGGAGGAAGAAAAATCCTTCGGTCAGCGCGTTGTTGAAAGCAAGGCGTTCACCGAATACGTCAAGGGATCCGGCAACGGACCTGTGTCTGAGCTTGAAGCCAAGGGTCTTGGCGAGCGCAAAGCCGTGTTCGATTCCGCAACCGGTTATGCCCCCCAGGCTGTGCGCATGGGCAAGATCGTGGATTTTGCCGCTGAGCGACCGATGGTGGTTGACCTGATCCCGGGCGGACAGACCGACCAAAACGCGGTTGTGTACATGGAAGAAACAACCAGCACCAACGCGGCAGCCGAAACATCGGAAAAGAGCGATGCACCTGAATCGACACTGGCTTTCACCGAGAAATCCAGCTCAGTGCGCGATATCCGCACCTTCCTGCCGGTCACCGAGATCGCGCTGGAAGATGCACCGATGATGCAGTCGGTCATCGACAACCGCTTGAATTATTTCATCCGGATGCGCGAAGAAACCCAGTTGATCGGCGGCGATGGAAACGCTCCGAACCTGCGCGGTATACTGAACGTGGTTGGCATCCAGACCCAAGCCAAGGGCGCTGATCCTGTTCCCGACGCGATTTACAAGGCTATGACGCTGGTTCGTGTCAACGCCTGGCTGGCAGCGAGCGGGATCGTGATGCACCCGAACGACTGGCAGGCAGTGCGCTTACTGCGCACAGTGGACGGCATTTACATCTGGGGCAGCCCGGCTGAAGCCGGTCCGGAACGGATCTGGGGTTTGCCGGTGGTTCAATCCACAAGCATGACCGAGAATTCCGCGATCGTGGCAGCGTTCGATGCGGCCATGCAGGTCTTCACCAAGAAACAGATCAGCATCCAGATCTCGAATTCGCACAGTGACTATTTCATCAAGGGTCAGCTGGCGATCCGGGCAACCAAGCGGGTGGCGTTCGTGGTTTACCGCCCGAAAGGTATCTGCACGGTGACCGGGATCTAGGCCGGAATAAATCAATCAATGAATCCATGCTCACGTCCAAAAGGGCGTGAGCAGGACTCACAAAGATCGTTCGGAGGTGTTATATGGGTCAAATTGAAGGTGCGTTGGCAATTTATCAGAACGCAGGCGCGCCAGTTGCAGGAACGAACGAGGAACAGACGATCACGCCGGATGCAGCTCCAGCAAGCGGCACCTGGTATCTGAAATTTGAGGGATACACGACTGCGGTGCTGGCGTGGGACATTTCGGCGGCAAACCTGCAAACTGCATTGAACGCCCTCCCGTCCATTGGTGCGGGGGGTGTGGCTGTAGCGCTGGGCGCCGGCGTGTACACGGTGGTCTTCAGCGGTGCGAATGTTGCGAAACGTGCGCAGGCGCTGATCACTGTGGTTAACAGTGCACTGCTCGATGCTGGATTAGCTGCGGTGACGATGGTTGTAGCCGAATCTGTGGCAGGTGTTGAGGCCACAGCCCTGGGCGCGCTGCCAGGTGCATTGTTGTTGGATACCACCAACAAAATCCTTTATGTGAACATGGGCACGGCGGAAGCTCCAACCTGGACAAAAATCCTGGCTGGGATCACTTTGACGCCTACGATCGTGAACGCGTTGATCAGCGGCGTCGCCGCCGGGTACAAGGTCGCGCGCGGTGTGCACACGATGCTTTCGGCATCTGAAACTGTGGTCACTGGACTGGCAACTGTTGTTTCAGTGGTGGCAGCGATGGAAAGCGATCCAATCTTAACCTTTGACCGGGTAACAACGTCCATCGGCAATCAAGCTGGAGCTCCTGCAGCCGGATCTGTGTACGTGAAGGGCTGGCAGCCGACGGATGCCACCCTTACCACGCCAATCGCTGCAACCGGGTTCGCTGGCATCAAGGTGAACTGGATCGCGATCGGGACTTAGTCAATTAATGAATCCTTGCATGTCCGCTAACGCGGGCATGCAGGATTCGCAAAGAACGCTCAGGAGGTAATTATGTGGAAATGTGATCGAAGGATCTGGCGCGGTAAAAACGGCAAGTTGTACGAGGATGGAGATCCGCGCGGATGGGAATTGGTCGCCGCTGCTGGCGACGAGCTGGAGAGCAAGCCCAGTGTGGAAAAATCCTTGAAACCGACCGAAGATAAGGCTCAAAAACCCTCCGAGGATAAATCCTTGAAACCGACCGAAGATAAGGCTCAAAAACCATCCGAGGATAAATCGGTCAAGGCTGGAAAGAATAAAGAGGTTCCTGAACCTTTTCCTCCTCTTGATGAGGAAGATACGGACGAATAAATGACTTCCTTGCTGACCATTGACGAATGCCAGGCACTGGTAACCACGCGGTTATCGGATGCCAACTTACAAGCTCTGATCGACCGCATCGAAACGATCATCGAAAACCGGATCGGAGCCTATCAGGTGGATGCCAATACCGTAACCATCACTGAAACCGTCGAGGGGAAAGGCGAGCATATTTTCATGAAGGTGCCTTTCTCGACCATCGTTTCCATCACGGAGGATGACTCTGTAATGGACGCGGACGATTACCGGGAGTGGGGAAAAAGCGGAATGGTTGAACGCCTGCCTGAGGGTGAGACGTTTGGGGATGTGTGCGTTGTGGTTTACAAACCAGTCGATCAACGCGAAGAGCGCAAACAGGCAACTATTGAACTGGTACGCCTGCACGCGGAACGCACGGCAATGGTCAGCGAGAGTGTTGCGGGTGAATACAGTTTCAACGCGCCGGATTGGGATAAAGCGATCAAGCGCGAACTGAAAAATTTATGTTTTGTGGAGGTTTAAATGAGTTTGACTACCTTAGCTGTGCAACAAATTGTTCGAACCGGGTTGAGCCAGGCACTGGCTGCGGCCAATGCGGATGGATCCTATGTGCCCAATGACGGGCGCACGTTCCTGCGGGTCAAGAATGCCGATGCTTCGCCAATCACGGTGACCATTGAGACACCGGGAACTGTGGACGGTCTGGCAATCGGCGACCTGGCAGTGGTCATCCCTGCCACCACGGGTGACAAGCTCATCGGGCCTTTCCCGCCTGACACCTACAACCAGCCGGATGGGACGATCAAAGTCACCTTCTCGGCTGTTGCGAGTGTGACGATCGGAGCCTTCAGGTTATGAGCTTCGACAGCCAGATGATCCATACCTGTGTGATCGAACGTGATCCGACTTCCGGAGAGGACCTGCACGGCAATGCGCCGGTGAACCAGGTCCCTGAGTTGATCTACACGGGTATGTGCCGCCTGGTTGAAAAGACGGAGCGCATTTTGACCGAAAGAGCGGGCAGAACAGCGGTGACGGTTTACAAGCTGTTGATGCCCGGCGGCACGGTGATCCAGGAGCGGGACAGGGTGAAATCTGTGACTTTTGAGGATGGCACGGTTTTGACCGATGCGTTTGTGATCAAGAATGCGATCGCACGGCGCGGGCCAGTGCTGCGCCATTTGTCACTGGATCTGGAGCGTGTATCGTGACTTTTGACCTTAAGTGGCGCGGCGAGGAGGTGGTCCAACTCTGTGAGGAGCAAGCGAAGGAGATCATGGCCGAGTTTGCGCTGATAGCCGAGGGTGAATCCAAAAAGGAGCTCAGCAAAGGGCACGGCGTGGAAACCGGAACCTTACGGCGCTCGATCCACGCGGATGACGCGGATTACAACTTTGGCGGGGACAACGTTGCACCCAGCGGATCCTCTCCTGAAAGAGGCGGCAGGGAAATTATGCCCAAAAAAGATGGGCACAGAGTCATTGCAGCGCTGGGCAGCGGCCTGGTTTACTCAATGAGAATTCATCAAGGCTGGGGCAAATTCCCCGGATATCACTACCTGACCAACGGCGTGGAAAGAGCGAAGGGAAAACTTGACACCATCATCGCAAGGCACCAGGTGAAGGAATGACGATCACAGCGGTAATTGATCCCCTGGCAACCGTGATCCAGTACCTGAAAGGTGCTGGTTTGAGCGTGACTCAGATCGCGGAGAAATCCCGTTACGGTGACACCTGGGACGCTGGCACGCGCGGGATCGTGGTGAGGCTGGACGGCGGATCTCCGGAGATCGACCTGCCGGTACAGGCTGTGCGGCTGGAAGTGCGCTGTTATGCAGAAAACTCGTTCTATGCGCTGCAGGTGCTGGGTGAACTGATCACGCTTTCGAGGTCGATTGACCGGGAACCCGTGGTGGTGGGAGCCAATACGGCGCTGCTGTATTACCTGGTGCAGGCTTCGGGTCCATCCGTGCTGATGGATATGGACATCTCAATGGACTTCGCTTTGATGTTCTTCGAGGCGGAGATCGCGGAAAGTGCTGTTTTGTAATCAATTTTAAGTTTGTTGGGGATTGCTTCGGAAGAACATCCTCGCAATGACAAGTATGTTGGGGATTGCTTCGGAAGAACATCCTCGCAATGACAAGTAACTTTTTACAAAAGCCCCGATTGGGGAGAATAGGAAAACAATGGTAGCAAATGCAAAACCTTATGAAATTCTGACCGGTGTGGGTGATCTGTATATTGCCCCTGTCGGGACCACCTTCCCGCTGATCGATGCTACACCAGCGGTGGCGTGGCGCGCGCTGGGTTACACGCAAGAAGGTGTGACGGTGAAAAAGTCCTCGAAGATCGAGAAAGTGACCGTTGACCAGGAGACCGGGGCGGTGAAAGCTGCCCGTGCTGATGAAGGTCTAACGATCGAGACTCAACTGGCAGAATTGACCCTGGAGAACTTGGCGGATTACCTGGGCAACACCGTTACGGATACCCCGGCAGCCAGCGGCGTTGCGGGCATACGCTCGGTGGGGCTGTACAGCGGCGGGTTTGTGAAGACATTCGCGCTGTTGTTCCGCGGAACATCCGCTTACGGGAACTATCCCTCACAGTACCAGGTGCCAATGTGCTATTTTGACGATGACACCGAAATGAAGCACGAGAAGGGCGGCAAGAACGCCACGATCAAGGCAGCCTTTGAAGCGCTGGTGGATCCGGATGCAACCGTTGAGGCTGAAAAGTTCGGCAAACTGGTAATGCAGGATGCGGCGGCTCTTCCATGAGCCCCACTGACACCCTAAACCTGGACGAGCTGTTCGGGACCGCCAAACCGGTCAAGATACTGGTGAAAGGGGCAACTTACGAGTTATTGCGCCCGGAAGGGTTTTCACCAGTACAGTACCAAAAATTCGCCAAACTCTTTGAACAGTGGACCAAGAATCATCTGGATGCCACCACGGATCCAACCGTGCTGGATGGGATGATGACCGAGATCATTGAAACCCTGAACCACAGGTTGAGCGAGCTGGAGATGCCGTTTGGCTGGAAGGTCAAGATCCTGGAGTTCTACACTGAAGAAGCGCTCCAGGATAAATTGGAAAAGGGTAAGACGGCTGTAAAAAACCAGACTGGGGCATGACGTATGCGCTGTTAAGCTCGGTCTACGGATTGGGCTGGACAGATATCAACGTTATGCCCATCGCAGCCATCCAAAGTTATATCGAGCGCATTCCACGGGTGCTGGCGGTTTGGAAAATGGTAGCTGGAGAGGGAGCAGTGGTTCCTTACAGCGATAAGAACGACAGATTGCTGGAAATTTGGGCTGAGATGGCGTTCGGGGCAGAGGTAACTGCGGAAGCGGCTACACCGGGAATGCTGAAAATAATGGGAATCGGAGTGGAACATGGGTATTAGTTTAGGCGAGGCAGTACTCCACCTGGTTGGTGATTCAACAAAACTGGATCAGGATGTAAAGACTGCCAAGTCTGCGGTTGGCAAAACACTCAGTGATGTTGGCGGCTCATTGCAAAAAACAGGCGCGATCGCGACTGCAGCAATCAGTGCGCCTTTAGCGCTAATTGCCAACGACATGATCAACAATGCCTCCGATCTCAGTGAGACGGTATCAAAAATTGGAATCGTTTTCGGAAGCCAGTCGGAAAAAATACTGGCATTCGGAGACACTTCTGCACAAGCGTTTGGCATGAGCAAGAACGAAGCACTGGCGGCGGCCGGTATTTACGGCAATCTATTCCGGGCGCTGGATATGTCGGAAGAAAAATCCGCTGATATGTCGATGGGGTTAGTGGGGCTGGCGGGCGACCTGGCATCCTTCAACAACATGGATCCATCCACTGTGCTGGATTCACTCAGGGCAGGATTGACCGGAGAAACCGAGCCGTTGAAAAAACTCGGGATCAACATCAACCAGGCATTGATCGCTGAAAAAGCGCTCGAGATGGGGTTGATCTCCGAGGCAAGCGAGCTTGACGCCAACACAAAAGCCCAGGCAACTTATGCGCTGATCCTTTCACAAACCACGCTGGCACAGGGAGATTTCGCGCGCACCTCGGATGGGCTGGCGAATTCACAAAGAATCATGAAAGCGGAACTGGCCAATGTGTCTTCCGAACTCGGAGTGCAGTTGTTGCCACTGGCTTTGAAAGTGGTCACTGCGATATCAAAACTGGTGGATAAGTTCTCCGGCATGAGCCCAGGAGGACAGAAGGCCGTCCTGGTCATTGGGGGAATCGCGGCAGCCATCGGGCCTGTGATCACAATCATCGGCACGGTGATGAAGGTGGTAGGGGGCTTGATGGCTTTCCTGGCTGGTCCAGCAGCGGCAGCGATCGGTGCGGTAATCGTCCCGATATTGCCGATCATTGCAATTGTCGCGGCTGTGATCGCAGTAATTGCTCTTCTCTTCTCGGCATGGAAAAACAACTGGTTTGGGATCCGGGATATCACAGCGAACGTGATCGAAGGCATTGTAAATTTTTGGAACAATAAATTCATTCCAGCGATCAAAGCCGTGGCCAGTTTTGTTGGAAAGGTTTTATTGAAACCGTTCATCGACGTGAAAAACGCCATTATGGCTGTTTGGGATTGGCTCAAGAAATTGGCGGAAAAACTGATGACTATCAAGCTGCCAGATTGGATGACGCCAGGCAGCCCGACCCCCTGGGAAAATGGACTGCGCGGGGTATCCGGTGCGATGAACGAGCTGAGTAATAATTCTCTGCCGGGCATGGCTTCGGCATCTGGTATGGGCGGAGCGGGCGCAGGCGGCAGCTCGAGCAAGAACATCACCATCCACGTGAATAATCCGATCGGTGAGAATTCGGATGCGAGCGTGAAACGCAGCATGAACCGGCTGCAGTATTTGGGAGTTGTGTAATGGATCTGTGGGGTTTTGGCGGTACCTGGTTCAACCTGGCGGGCGCGACCAACGTGACCGATATTTCGAGCGCGCTGGATCTGCCGCCTGTGAAGGGCAGCAATGCAGATATCCCCATGCGCGAGGGCAAATATGACCTGATAAAGGACTTTGACCAACGCATGGTGACGCTGGGGATGGCGCTGCAGGGCACGAGCATCCGCGATTTTGAAACGAAGCTGGATGCGTTGAAATTATTATTCGGCAAACGTTCGAGACAATATTTACAGCGCACGCTGGAGGATTCAAGTGTACGGCGGGCACTGGCTGAGGTGATGAAATTCGATGTGAAGCTTACCAGCCCCATTTCCGCCAAGATGACGGTGGATTTCGTGCTGGCAGAGATCTTCTTCAGGTCCACCATCCAGACGAGTGATACGCAGGTGATCAGCGCGAGCCCGACACTTTATAACCTCACCAATTTGGGGAACGCTGCAGAGCGCGCGGCGATCGTGACGTTTATCGGTGCACTGGATTACCCGAAATTGACCAACCTTACCAATGGCGTGTACGTGGGATTCAATGACGCGATTGCGAATACGGTTGAGGTGGTCATCGATTCCGGTTTGTTCACGTGCGTGCAGGGAGCTACGAATTATCTCAACAAGCTGGTGCATGCCGGTGACGCTTATTTCTTCAAGCTGGAGCCGGGTGTGAACAGTTTGAAGGTGGAATCAAATACGTTAGGCGGATCGGTAAGGATTCAGTTTTATCCGCCGTGGTTGTAAGAGAGAGGTAAGTTATGCCATATTCAGCGATACCAGACCGAGCGATACCCTACCACATTGATGGATCTGTGGTGGTTTTCATGTCGACAACATTAGGGGTGCTCAAGACGTTCTCCGCAGCGGAGATGCTGGAGATCAACGATATAAATTTTACAGCGGTGAACTGGGGAAGCTCCGTACTCAACTACCCCGGAAATGTGGTGGTGTTCTTCCCCGAACTGCGTGATATCAGCGCAATTTTCAGCGTCCTGCAATCGATCGCAACCAGCGGAGCCATACAAGCGCAGTCCATGACTAATTTACAGGGGAGTGCGGACACAACCAATGGGGTGGACGGCACCTGGGTGGACGCCACGATGACCGCCGGGTATCCGCCAAACACTTTGCTGCTGGATGATTGGCGCAAGGGACTTAAAACGTTCACGGGATTGGCCGGGGTAAAAGCGATCCGATTTGCCGCCAATATAACGGGCAGCGGGTTTTATTCTGATGGGCTGTGTGTGCTGCACATTTATGGTCATAAAACCGCAGGGCAGACCCCGAATGACATTCTCTTTTTGGATGCCGAGGACGCGGATGCAGAATTTTCTTCACCATTGGATTTTGGCGACCGCCCGGCAGGTACGAGCGTGATACGCCAGATCAAAGTGCGCAATAGCAGCGCGACACTGACCGCCAGCAACCTGGTGGTGACGGTGGTGGATCCAGTGGATAACATCCGGGTTTCGGATGCAGTGGGCGGACCGTGGACAACTTCAAAAACATTTGCCAGCCTGGCACCGGCTACATCCAGCTCGATCATTTATGTGAAGTGTGAAACGCTGGCGCCGCCAACGCCGCTGGGACCAATGCGCGCACCGATCAAGGCCGTAGTAGGAGCGTGGACATAATGGGCGACCGGGCGCTTTACGCAGTTTGGAATACCGGATCCGGCGCGACTTCAGTTGACGCCAGGGCGGTGCACGCCGTTTGGAATGTGGGCGTGTTTACGGCTTATGCAGGGCGGGGGCTGCACGCGGTATGGAACGTGGGCGTGTACTCCATCCTGCTGGCACGGGCGCTGTATGCCTACCTGGCGGTGGCTTTGAGAGGCTTACCGGATGACCCGATCGAGATCCAGCTAATCGAAAATAACTTAATCGATATCCTGCGTGTGCTGAGGGGAAAATAATGCGTTTCAGCATGGTTATGAATGAACCGGATACCGGGGAGATCAGCATCAATTTGAATGATCCGGATGCGGTTGAGCTCACCAGCGGGCGCCTGATCAAGATGGCGTATCGCGGCGCACCCATAGGAAGCGGCGGTTTCTTTATTGAAAACATCGTGGATGATATTGCCGCCAGCGGTGACCGCAGCGGGCAGTGGAAAAAGGTATCGGGCAGGGGCGGGCTGGCGGTACTGGATGACGCGATCGTGTGGTCCACCACCGACACCAGCCGTACCTTCACCGCGGAGAGGATGGGCGCGATCCTGCTGACACTGATCACAGAAGCCAAGGCGCGCGGGTGTTTCCCGGCGATGCGCACGGAATTCTCGGCCATAGAAGACAGCAACGGGGACCTGTGGACGGATTCGACCACAATTACGCTCAGCACAGGAACGTCTCTGCTGGATGTGGCGCGGCAATTCTCGGAACTTGGGCTGGAATTCCGGCTGGTGTTTGACTGGGTGATCGGGGATTACGTGCTGTACGTGTACGGCACAGCCAACGGGATTGATAGAGGCGACAGCGTGGTGGTGAGGATGGGTCTCAACGCGCAGCAACTGAGCGAAGCACGTGAAAGCTCGGCGCTGAAAAATGCGTATCTGGTTTCCTACCAGGCGGGGATCACCACGGCTACGGATGCGGCATCGATCACAACTTATCGCAGGCGGGAAACTTTCTTCCAGGCGGGGAACGCGCCCAGTTCCGGGAGCGCGCTGATACTGGCAGGCGCGGAGCTGGCAGCCAGGAAGGACCCGGTACACTCGATCACGGTCAAGCTGGATGATGGGGCAAATCCTCCGCGTTATGGAGAGGATTACCAGGTTGGGGATTGGATCGGGGTGGATTGGGGAGATGGCGCGGTGCCAAGCAGTTACCGCGTACGCGGGGCTGAACTGGAGTGGCAAACCGATAAAAAGTATGCCAACGTGACACTCACGCTGAATTCGATCAAACTGGAACAGGAATTGAGAACCGCGATCGCGATGCGCAAGATCGCCAACGGCAGCCTGGGCGGGGGCACCAGCTCTGCACCTTCGGAGGGAAATGTGGCTGTGGATGCGCATGACGCGGATGCAACCGCTCACAGCTCCAGACCACTGGCGGGGGACCTGGGCGGGACGCTGAATGCGCCTGCCGTGATGAAATTGAACGGGGTTGCGCTGGATAATCCGCTTACCAAGAGTGACGGGCAGTTGTTGAAATACAGCCTGGCGAATGATCAAATCGAATTCACGAATGATCTGCCAGTACATGCCAGCACTCATCAGAGTGGCGGGGGGGACGCGATCAAACTGGATGACATGGCGGCGCCGGATGACAACACGGATCTGGATGCCAGCACGAGCAAACACGGGCTGATGAAGAAATTCCCGGGAGGAACGAGTGATTTTCTGCGCGCGGATGGCACGTTTGCTGCGCCTCCGGGCGGGGCAACAGGGAGCTTTACGACTGTGGATGGCAAGACCGTTACCGTGACGAACGGATTGATCACGAGTATTGTGTAGGAAATAACCTATTTTGAATCCGGGATACGCACGCCGTGCCTAGCCTGGATGCCCAAAAACGGGCAGGAGGAAAAAATGGCTTTACTAATTAATGTTGATGCAGATTTTACCCAGTTGATCACAGTGGCTGCGGCCGGGACACCGGTACAGGGTCCGGCAAAGTCCAATCCGGGCGGATGGATGTTGAAGAGCGACCCGGATAACACGGATACGGTGTGGTTCATGTTTCATGGGGAGACCAAGGCCACCAAGGGGTTTCCGCTGAATGTTGGGGAGGTAATGGTGGTGGCAGTTGAGAGCCTGAGCTCGCTGGATTTTGATGCGGATGTGAACGGGAATAAGATCCGCGCCGTGAAGGTCTGATGAACGGGAAATTAGAATTTTATACCGATGAAGTGTGCGTGAGGGCGTATGGACATTAGACGATTTGTAACGCAGATTGCGGGGAAGAAGGCGATTCCGTGGTATTTGGCTGGTGGAGTTCCTGCTGCCAATTGTGTCGCTGCGTATAAGCCTATTGGAGCGATAGATATAGCTGCGAGTTATATCAATATTGCAAACCCTGGTACTTATGACCTAACAGCGCCAAGTCCACCAGCGTTTGATGCGGCTGTAGGATGGACGTTTGATGGAATCGCAAACTACTTAGTTACAGGAATAACCAACGGAGCTGCACAAAGTTGGAGTGCGGTTATTAAATTTGCCAGTATGACAAACAACGGTAGACCATTTGGTAGTTACGATGGTGGCTATGGGTTTTTTATTATACCGGACAACGCTGGTAATGCGGTTACTTATATCAATGGGGGCAATACTGGCTTAGCGAAAACGCCAAAATTGCTTTCTGGCACATTAGGAATAGCCGGGGCAAATGCCTTTAGGAATAGTATGCAGGAGGCTGGAACAATTACCGCGGCAGCTGGCAGCGGTAGAAGTATTTATATCGGGTGTATGCACTATCTGGGAACTCCAGGTACGGTGAATTTCTTTGCTGGGAGTATTAGCCACATTGCGTTTTACAATACTGACATTACTGCATATATGCCAAGAGTGATGGAATCCATAAACCCTACTTAGGCGGCGGCCTTCTCGCCTTCCCTGTAGGAGCATCGGATGTGACACCATGACAATTTATTGCGGTAGAGATGGTAATGTGATTAAGTCAGAAGACGGTACTTTTTGGACAATAGCTATGACGTTTGATGGCGCAGTGGTAATTCACCGCATATTTTGTACTGCCAGTGGAAAGGTGTTTGCGTCTGCATTTTGTACTGCCCCTGGTATTTACGATGTTTTGACTGGTCAACGTGTACTTGAAATGGACGAAAACACTTGTATTTGGGGTATGGACGAGGATTTATCTGGAAATATTTATGCTGGTGAGTACTCAAGGTTAAATGCCGGAAAGTCTAGAATTTGGAAGAGTAGCGACAACGGTGTTACGTGGGTTGAAAAATTCTCTGCCGACTTAGGCGTGGGCTCTCAAGACCACATCCACGATTTACGTGTAGACCCCGCTACAGGCTGGATTTATGCCACACTAGGCGACCCAACCGCAGACGCTATTATACGCTCAAAGGACGCAGGAGAAACGTGGGCGGTAGTCCTTACTGGTGGGCCTCAACTAATCGCCTTTGCATTTAATCACGGATACATCTATGTTGGCACAGATACCACGCCAGGAAACAACAAGATTTACCGTTTCCAAGATGATGGTGGTGTGTCAATAACACTGGAGGAGATTTTTGACCTTCCAGCTGGAGCAGATAATCCGATTTATTGTGCTGGTGAAAGCGGCGACAAGGTGTTTTTTGGTTGCTCAAATGAACACGAGGCGACAACAAGCTTTTTTGTATATGATGGGTCTGTCTGGGCGCAACTTTATACAGGAACAGATACTCATAAATACATTTCTAGGCATAGTTACAATGGGAAATTTATTCTGAGTGCTGGTAATGAGGGTATTTGGTATACCCCATAAAATAGTCATTAAAAAGGGAAAATGAGCAGAGCAACGATCCGAAATGTGACCACGACTCCGGAAAAAATGGCGAGGATCAATCCGCAGAATATCAGCTTGATGGAAAGTTTTTTGCGTGAAAAGGATATCAGGTCCGCAACAGGAACCGTGGATGGATACCGGTCAGATCTAAACATTTTCTTTGTGTATGTGCTGGATCACCTGGAGAATAAGTTCTTCGTGGATATCCGCAAGCTGGAATTCGCTGAGTATTTCAATTTTTGCGTGAATAATCTGCAGTGGAATTCCGCCAGGTTCAACCGGATGCGGTCCTGCCTCTCTTCCATGAGTAATTTCATCGAGAAGTACCTGGATGATATGTATCCCTCTTTTCGGAATGCGATACTGAAGGTCATTGATACCATGCCGTTGAGTGCTGTCAGGGAGAAGACGATCCTCTCGGAGAACCAAGTGAACCAATTACTGCAGCACCTGGTAGACACTAATCGAAACCAGGAAGCCTGCCTGGTGGCGCTGGCTGTTGCAAGCGGCGCGAGAGCCAGTGAGCTGATCCGGTTCCGGACGGATATCATCGACATGAATAACCTGGTTTACTCCGGCGTTTTTATCGAGACCACCGAAATGATCAAGACTAAAGGCAGGACAAAAAGCGGCGCGCTGAAATACAAATACATCATCAAGTCAATATTCGAGAAGTATTACACGGCGTGGATGGCCGAGCGGGAGGAGATCCTGCGCCAAACTGGACAATTGCACAACTACCTGTTCATCAGGCACGATGGTGTACCAGCAAACACATCGACAATTCGGAACTGGATCCCGGAATGGGAAGCGTTTTTAGGTGTGAATTTGTATGCACACGCCTTCAGACATTACACGGTGACGTTTCTCACCCGGATGGGGCTGCCGAGTGATCTGATCGTTGAGCTGATGGGATGGAAATCGAGTGAGATGTATAAGATCTACAACGATCTCACCAGCAAGGACCGCGAGTGGAAAGAGCTGGACGCCATGAAAGACTATTTGAAACTGAAAGGAAAATGAAATGGGAATGAAATTTGCAGATTATCCGATCAATGGGATAGATATCAGCCAGTTCCAGGGCCTGGTGAATTATGACGCGCTGGATGATACACAATCTGATTTCTTTGGGATCAGGTCGAGCTATGGCAAAACTCCGGATTATCGCTTTGTGAGGAATTGGGACGGGCTAAAGGGTCGGGCATTGAGATTCGCATATCACTACCTGGATTATTACTCCAACTGGTACAACCCGAGCTCCGCGGTATTTGGCATGAGTAATGAGGAATGGGGTCGCGTGCAGGCGCGGAAAGTATACGATCTGACGAAAACCGATAATGATAACGTAATTGCTTTCCTGGACATTGAAAGCGGGGGCACATCCTACTCCCCAGCCATCACCACCTGCTGGGCGAGGGTTGAAGAAATAATGGACGGGTTCTTTGCGGAGCTCGACTTCCTAACTGGTAAAAGGAACGGCGCTTATTGTTCGCTCGGATTACTCGATCAATTTTCAGTGAGATTCCGGGACCGTCCGCTGTGGGTTGCCTGGTACACCGAGATCGTAACTCTCCAAAAGGTGATCGATTCGGTCATAAGCAAGGGCTGGAAAGCGCCCTACATCTGGCAGTATGCCAGCCATGGCGACATAGACGGCAACGGCACGGGTGACGGCTTGAGTTATGGGGTTGCATCAAAGGCGCTGGATCTGAACATCTGGATGAAGTCGAAGGCGGACTTTGATCTATTCGCAAGCGGGCAGGCACCAGTTCAAGCGGAGGAAAAAATGTTATTCCAGGCAAAGGTAATTGTTCAGAAAATCAACATTCGAAGCGGGGCAGGCAAAACCTTCACAGATATTGGCGACGTTTATTATGGAAACATTCTGCCCGTTTACGAGGTCAGCGGAGACTGGCTGCGGATCGGGACGGGAAAATGGGTTGCCGAGCGTGAGGGAACGGGGGTGTACATCGAGCGCATTCCACTGGTAGTGCCGGATCCCATTGATATGACCAACGTGCTGAAGGTTGAGCCGTTTTCGCAGAAGGATCCGCGTTGGGCAAATATCCAACTTGGCACCAGCACCAGTACCATTGGCGGATATGGCTGCCTGATCACCTGTGCTTCAATGATGCTGAAATATCTCGGATTCGATACAGATCCTGCCAGGCTGAATACCTGGTTGAAAAATAACGCGGGCTATGCCAGCGTCAACCTGTTCGTGTGGGATTCGCTGGAGCGGCTTTATCCTCGGCTTAAGTTCACAAACAGGTATGTTGGCGCGCAGTTGGACAAGATCGACGAAACACTTCTGAAAGGTGTACCCGTAATTATCAATGTGGATTATGTGCCGTCGACTCCGTATATTGAGCAGCATTGGGTGATTGTCGTAGGGAAAGAGGGCGGTTCCTATATCATCATTGACCCAAGGAACGGTCAGCTTGTGCGGTTTGAGGAGCTGTACGGCGACCCGCTCAAGAAAATCTATCATGTTTGCACGTACAGTTTCAGCGGCGTTGTGGTTACCGATCAGCAGAAGCTTGAAAAACTATGGCAGGCTCATCCGGATTTGCATTAAAGTGAGGTCAGGTGTAATTAAAGAGCCGCTGAAGAGCGGCTCTTTTGTTTGATTTTGACACAGAACTCGAAGGTGTAAGTTTTATGCCTATGGTAAGGTGCCTCCACGGTACTTCGCTCCATAGGCATAAATCCACCCTTTTTATCGGTAGGATTATAGAAGCTCACAATTCCGCGCACGAATTTGCCATCACGCTCAGCGGCCACGCGGTTGACGATCTGGCGAACGGCGGATCTGCGTTTCTCGAGGTCATCGGAGGTCAATATACGCTGGAATTGCCTGGATAACTTTTCAATATCCGCGGGTTCACGAATGAACACAGTCTCCTTGTTCTGGATCGAGCGCATTCGTGCCAGTTGTTGCTGCAGCTCGATCTTCTCTTTTTCAAGATCCCCAAGCAGGTCCATCAATGAGGCAGGGGGACTATTCGCCTCAGCGATCCTGTTGGCCAGGTTGGCGCGTTTGCGGTCGTTGTTCTTGATCCTGGTGATCACGCGCTCAATTTCCTTTTTCACTGTTTCGACATTATCCGTCTGAGAAAGCGCCAGCTCTTTATCGCGTTCGTGGATGACGCGCGGATCCAGTACATATTCGAGGATCTTCTCGATGATGGCGTTTTCGACGGTGGCTTTGGGGATGCGTTTGGCGTCGCATTCGAGCCTGCTGTTGGCGTTGCTGCAGTGGTAATACTCGAAAAGTCCGGACTTGCGGGAGCGCACGCTCATGCCGTTCATCAGGGAGCCGCAGCGCGGGCAGTGCAACAAGCCGCTGAGCACAAAGGTACTGTTTTCACGGCGGGGGGGGG